CTCCATTAGTAACAGAGGTACAGTTAATTGGAGGACTACCCCCTTCCATCATTGAGCGGGCTAATTGGTCTTCTGTTTCACGAAGAGACTGGCCCAAAGTGCTTACAGCACTGTTGAGGACAGGATCTTCGTTTATGAGCATGCAATTTGTTACTCTACAATTACATGTAGGGCTTAATCATTTCTGTTAAGCTCTGCAATTTCATTTATATTTGCAGATCCGACTATCGCTTCACTATTACTAGTGTCCACTCGCCTTAGTCTGTCAGGCTGATTTGGATATGAAAGAATTTCATCGAATGTATGAATAATAGATTCAGATAAAATTGAATCATCATAACCAAAAAAGCATTCTGAAAATGTCATTTTAGTTATAACTTTTCCATTTTCTTTCTTTATTTCCATATCTTGCCCCTTGTTTGCCCATCGGCGGTCCAAGTCAATCAGAGCGGATTTATAGCAGGCCATTTTCACAAAACCTGCTCTTGCAGAATTAGGTAAGTACCATCAATTTACTTACGCTGCAAGAAGATTGGCATGGCATTCAAACCAATCAATTCTAGCATCAATATCAAGCGCAGTAAGCTGCTGAGCAGCTGGGTTTACAATACCATTACCAAGAGGCACTGGTGCTGTTAGTAGGTTTTTATATCTACGTCTACGTAGAATATCGCCTGCTTGTTGATCCATAGTAATGGGATACACGCTGTTACTTTTTGACCTAGTAAACTAGGCGGAGGGTCTTGTTATTCCCCTCTCATACGCTCTCACGTATGTTCAGACTATATCATCACCTTTCGGCGTTTGGCGTGTAGTCGTTGAGCGTTCTAGAATTTTGAATGCCTCGAATTTCTTCACAAAGGATTAACTCTCTTTCGCTGTATCTTATTCCATGAAAACCAGTCATTTGATTATCTCTTATTTTACAAAATTCCATAATCTTCTCTGCTTTCAATCTTTTCTCACATCTTAGCTCTTCAACTATCCATGAGATGAATGAGATACATCTTTTCATTCCAATTATATGAAGTTGCCAACTTTCTTTGTGAGTCGGTTGACGTTTACCTCTATAATATGATCTGAACTCTATTTTATTCTCTTTGAGAATCCTTTCTAATTCTTTCATAAGCATTGGATCAGTGTTGCTAATACAACAAGAAGGTATATATCGGTAAATTTCTTCACCTTTAACAATTCTCTTACCTTTAACTAAGGTAAAAGATCCTTCACCTTCCATGATTCCCGCGAACCATGCTTTATCCTTTTCTAATCTTCGCTGCTGATTGTCCATATATCCCCTGAATTTTCACAATGTAATTGGCGGTCAATTACAGTGTACCAGAAGGCTTTAGGAGTTTCCAGCAAATAGCCAAATTTTACATGGGCAATCCCTATTCTTTACCCATCGTTGTATGAATCAAATCAGGCATAGGACGAGCGAGCAATTTCATCGAAAGCTGTTGTTGTACAGCTGGCGGTAAAATTGAGGTTGTAGTAGGTCCACTCATGATTGTCTCCATTTGTAGAGACGAAGAAATCGATGTAAAGCGGCTTTACTTACGAGATGCAGTAACAGTTTCTTTCCAGAGCGCATTTCTTTGCTCTTTAGTCATCTTTGAATTAGACATAGCGGCGGCAGTTGATACAGCTTCAGAGCGAACTCCTAAGCTTCCTAACTTTGGCTTTCCTTCCTTTTCATCAACTCTTAACTGTTCCTGAGAGATAGGTTTAGCTTTTTGTGTGGCAGTGATCTTGTCTGCCTGATAACGAGCATCTTTCTTAATAAGATTATAAACTTTTCTCAAAGGATTTGCGGCTTTCTCGACAGCTTCTCGATTGTCTTCGTCACTTTTAATATATTTTTCAATATTTTCAGCTGTGACGATCTCTTTAAAATCAGCGAATTCTTGAGCAGTCTCTAAAATAAGAAGTTTTTGATTAGCCTCCGCAATAGCTTTATCTTTAGCAGATAATTGCTTATTGAATTGGTTGAAAGCTTTTACAAGTTTCTTTCCGTCTGGGAATTCTTCTTGTTCGAGCTGACGATAATCGTATTCTTCTTCAGGAGGTTGTGATGATTGCAGTTGCATTTGCTGTTGCATTTGCATTTGTTTTTCATACATTTCCCTCTCTTTTTGAGCCTGCCAAAGCTGTCTTTCGAGATCTTCTTTAGCTTTTCTAAGTTCTGCAAAACTTTCTTGCGGAGACTTAGTTTCATGGGTATCGACAGCCTGAGTGACGATTTCAGGTACTTGCGTCTGTTCTGTTAAACTCATGCATTTCCTTTGAGAGTGGCGAGATCTCTTGTTGCGCCGATATGGGAGATATATTATCTTCCAAAGAAGACAAATAAAATAAAGATATATATTTATGCAATATAAAATTTTAGGGATACAATGACTGAATTATTCGATATATCGAACACACATAAAGATTTAAAAGAAGATGAAGTTAAATTCTTTGGAGAATGGGTATATTGGGATGATCAAGAAGACCTTGAAGATGCCTATAAATATTTAGCTCTATGGAAGAAATTTCATTTAAAAAGATTACCTGAAATGCAGCAGGAAGGTCATGATCAAATAGTTTTAAGACCTGCTATGTATGAAGAATCTTTGGGCGGTATGCTTCCGAATTTAGGGAGAGCTACATTAGGAATTAAAATAGCTATGAAGGTAAAAAATGACTGAAGACTACACAATAGAGCAGCTAGAGAAGACTTTTAAGCAATCTTCCCATTAACTAGATAATCATCCAATTTATCAAGCTTATCCTCAGTATACTTCTTAAGCATCTTTACATAATTTATATCAAATTCATGAGGATGTTTAAGAATATATTGAACGATTTCATTCTTAGGAATACACCATTCAAATTTAATCTCATTCATATTAGTTACTGACCATAGATAATGATCTTCTTCTTGATATGGTGATGGACGTGTAACTCTGCAATGTGGCTTTCTAATGCGTAATACGTTAGGTGTATTATAAACCTTAGCTGCATGCTCTTCTTTAGTGATAAAGATATGTATGTAATATTTAGGTATAGTAAACCCTTTTTCTTCACATACATCATATTGCTCTTGAACAGCTTCTTCTAAAATACCTTTAAGCTTTTCCATCAAGTATGGTTGAATATCACCAACTTCCATTGACATATCGGTCATGGAGGCGGCATCAAGCATTAATTGGTTATAGTTTTTAGAAGTTACATCCAGCATTAAGAATTCCTCATTTTGGCACCGCCCATATACAGAGATCTATTACTATGAGAAGATCCTTGTGTAGGTTTTTGAACATAACCGACTGGCTTATGCAGATTCGGAAGCTTCTTTATCTTTGGGGGTATCATTGTCATTTTCTTTTTCCAAATTATTCAATATATTTTCTATCCAAGGTCGGTTTAAAACACTATAAATTTTATTACCTATTAATAGTTCCCCATCATTTAACCAAGTCATTATTTACACCCTTTCTTCATCATCTTCGGCATCTCTTTCTTCATCATCTTGCCGAATAATGCTTTATCTTGCTTTTCGTCTTTATGTGCTGCTGTCTTTACTTTTGCTTTAGGTTTTTTATTATCTTTCATTACTTTTCTCCTGAATTCTGTTTCTGTTTTTTAGATTGTGGACTAAATGATTTAGACATCTGTAAAGGTGGTTTACCAGTATTTTGATATCTTTCTTGTTTAGTACTAAGTTCTCTATTATTTGGTACCGATGGCTTTTTAGGCATATCGATGATCTTAATTCCAGCCATGATTTTTCCTTTTAAAATACTGAGATGATAGACTTGCACTATCTTATGGCAGGACTTCTTTTGTTATCTCCTGCGCTCCCTACTGTCTAGGAGGCTCGTTTCTTTGCCATATCCCAATAAAATTTATTTATTATTCATCTTTTCGCGTGTATAATGATTAGCTCCAATTGCTCTATCATCTTTACCATCGATCATCTTCCTTACTTTCTCATAAGAATTAGATGCTCCTGCTGGTGGCTTAGGATCAACATTATCTCTAATTGGTGAATAATGTGCGCCTGAGCTATCTTTACCCATTCCACCACTTGATGTATTTTTATGCGAATTACCCATTTTAAACCCCTACTTGTACTTGTTGTTTTAACTGATTATCATCTTGCCTTTTTTGTATATTTTCTATCAAAGAAAATACTTTAACAAAGTCTTCTACTCGCATAGATTCGACTTCTTTTGCAGCCTTAACTTTATCAAGCACAGCTAGAGACTTCATATGTTCGCTTTCATTTTGTTTGGTAACGATTTCGTATTGCTCTAAGCGTCCACGCATTTCTCTTTCAGCCGCGAGGCTTCTATCACTCTGCGCTTTAGATTGCAACGATTCATTGACAATCTGTTGGTTTTGCATCTGGAGTTGTGCCATTTGCTGTTCTTGTTTCTGTTGAGCTTCTTGTTGCTTCTGTATTGATTCCATAAGCTTGTCCTTATCCTGGATGTCAAGATCAACCAATACTTGATCTGGAGGGATTGGGAATCCATCTTTCCAAAGGAAATAACGTTCTCTAAATGCAAGCTGCCTTGTGGTATCTGTAAGAGGTGCTCTTCCCACAACTGAATCATATTTTTGAAAGGATTTGTCTCTGAATTCATTTGTAGGTTCTTCTCCATCTAGAAAGCGTCTAATTTTACCTAAAGTATAATTCTTCTGAATAAGTGCCCAATGAAGACGTCCAGCATTAGATTGAGATAAATCCAAGTTGTCGAATAATTCTTGAAGGGTTGTAAGAGCTGCCCCTTGGCGTAATTGTTCCGTAATACCCACATCACTATCTTCTGCTTGTCCCAACAGCTCTGGAGTAACACCGGCAAGTGATTGAACATTCTCTTTAAGTCTTTCTGTAACATCAAAATTCGCTGGATTAATATTTGCGCCTGGTTTATCTACAAGCCTTTGTAATTGACCTTTTTTGAAGAATCTTACTTTACCAGGGCCTACTTTGAAAGCGTCTTGATCATCAATGAGCGCATCTTCTTCGACATCAACTCCAGAGAATTGTGCAGCCAGTAAGTCCATTTCCAATTGCTTGCGGTAATTAAAAAGATATTGGCTATCTCGAATATTTCTGATAATGCCTTGATAACGAAACGAATAATTATTATTAGCAAGATCGTGATAACCAACAAAAGGAGTAAAAGGATAATAATCGACACCCAAAGGGTTAGGACCATCATAAAAACAGGTATTATTAACAATGATTGCAAGATGAACCGTAGGCACTTTCTCTTTGACGACCACAACATTAGGAAACTTAAGTTTAAGGTTATTTAAATCTTCTTTATCAAAATCTACTTCTGTTGATTCGTAAGTTTCAGGGTCAACAATAAATGTGCCCATTCGCTCAGTAAGATACCAATACTCGTCATAAGCAAGAAACCCTTTACGTCTAATATTGTATTGTTGAGGCATAAAAGTAAATTTAGTATCAAAATATGCTTGATCATTGAGCATATCAATATCATTTTCACGGCCTGGTAAAAGCTGTTTTACTTGTTTTTTGTGAAGATATTTACGCGTACGTATAAACTGACAATCACTAAGATCTTGTTCTCTCCAAAATGCATCCATCATAACCATATCAGCAGAAAAACACTCAGTCTTGAGATCACCACAAATAGGATCACGACGATAATCAATCCATGAGTGCATCAAAGATAAACCTGTTATAGTAGACTCTTTAAAGCAATTACTAATTGTATTATATGTGTTGTCTATGCCATAAGCACCTTGAATGACTTTTGTTCCTTGGGATGCTGTCTTAGAGCTTGAGCCTTGAGTTGGTAATAATTTAGTACCTTTTCTATGTTGTCTTTGACGACCCACAATCATATTGGTAACAGGCATAGCATTATTAAATATAAATTTTTGATGTTCGTAATTTAGTCCAGAATATAAATTAAGATAACGTTGATCGCCTAGGTATACTTTACGATCTATCAATTGTTCCCAGAAGAATAATTGCCAAGCAGAAAGGTTTTGCTGGTATCTAGAATCTGCTTCAGCTACTATACTGCGCTTGCCCTCCTGCGAATATGCATTATATACATTAGGAACAACTTGAGACCTTTCGAGAGCACCTGAAGTCATGAAAACACCTCATATAAATTTTACTTTATATCATAGCTATGTCAGTAATTAAAGAAAAATCAATGAAAGAAATGATTTCAGAATTTATGAAATTATTTCCAAAGATAACAAAAGAAGAAAGTGACTACATCGAAGAAGTACTTAAGTGGAGTGATGAAAGAAAAGCAGCGTTTTTTTTTGCTAAAAAAATCTTCGAGGAAAAGGATTAAAGAAAAATGGATGAAACTAAATTAAATCCACATCCTTGGGAGGATTTTTTAAATGCTAGAGCAAGATGTATCCTTTGGTTAAGTAAAGAAATGGAATATGAAGACAAGTATATTTGTTTCCAATTATCGATGGATGAAACACAAGTAAGATTAATTAGACAATATGCAGAGAAAGAAAATGGATGAAGAGAAAGAAATAGAAAATTACTTATATGAATTTACCGAAGAAGAGCTAAAAGCTTACCGAAAAGAATCAATGAATCGAACTTGTTTAGCATTTACTGGGATAACATGGGATGAGCAGATGTTTTTAAATAAGATGGCTATGAAAAGAATAGAGAAAATGGAAAGTAACGTCTGATAATTAAGGATCAGCATCAATAATATTCTTAGATGAAGAAAAAAGAAAAGAATGGGAAAGTTTAGAACCATCTATGCGTAAAGAAGTTTATTCTTTACTTCATTCATGCACTGATAAAATGCAAACCAAAACTATGATTGAAATGTTATGCAATGTAATTATTGATATGAATAAAAGGATTCAAGATTTAGAGAGGAAAGATGGATCAAGAGAAATTAATTTTAGCTGATTTCCTTCTATTCTCTTCTTTAGTGAGGTACTGAAGGTTTGAAAGACAATGCTTTCCACCTTTAGCAATTGGAATGATATGATCTACTTCATATCCTTGAGGACAATTCTTATAAAATCTTCCGATCAACTTCTTTTCTTGCCAAGATAGATCAGCACATGCAGATTTAAATTTACCCCTTCTTGATGCATTACGTTTGCTACATGCATAAGCTCCTTTTTCTTGAATATAATATTTCTTAACACATTTTTGATGTAATTCAGGGTTGTCTCGATTCCATTTATTGTTTTTAAAAATACATTCTTTCTGATATTGTATAACATATTCCTGAAAATCTTTTTTCTTTGTCCGCTTAATTAAGTCTAGAATATCGTTAGTGTTATCCATATTTACGTCTGATAATATATATTATGTTAAAAAATAATAGTCCTTGACATATCTACGTAACGCGTCAGGCCATGAAATTTGAATTTACATTCTTTCGCAATAAAATTAAGTGTTGAATTATTTGTCATTTTTATAAGGAATTTCCTTAATTTTATATTCCTTTCCATTCCAAGGGAATATTAAATCAACTTTTTCTCTAATAGTGAGAGGAGGAGTGTAAATAAATTTATTTTTATCTATTTCGTGGCGCCACGAAGATGATTTATTTTTACTCATTTTCAATCTTTCTAAATAATTCACTCAAACAATCAAATGTAATGGTAAATTTCTCTATCTTTTCAAATCTTTTTCTCAATATTCTATTGGCTTTTGAATATGGATTACCACATGACCTACACCCATGCATAGAATAAGGCCGGCAATATAACCCAATCTCACCAATTAATGCATTAGGTCTATAATAAAACACAGGCCAACAGGAATTTTTCTCATAAAACTCTTTATCTTGTTCATCTTCAATTTTTTCATATATTTCTTCATAAAAATGATTAGGACAAAGAAAATTATTTTCTTGTAAAAAATTAATAACGTGATTTTCTATATATTCCATTATCTTCCAAAAGATCTAGAAATTTGTCCAATTTGATTCATTGGTATAGGTTTAGGGCCATATCCAGCTGCTGATTTAAGTTGGTTGAGCTTGTCTTTATTAAGACTTCCTAATCCTCTTCCGAATTGGATTCTAGCGTTTGCTACGTAACGAAATGCGTCAGACATGTGCGAAGCCCAGGAATGCAATGGAGTCTCAGAATAAGCATTTGTTTTTTCATTGAAACGCTTCTGGTAATTCTCAAGACATTTAATTAAATATTTGCACTTTGTCTCGTCTATGTAACAGATATTTAATAATGATCTAACAGCTTCTATACCTATCTGAATATCTTTCTCTCTTTCAAGAATAGTTGTTTTAAGACCCAATTCATAGGCTACATCCTGTAATGTTCTTCCTGTTTGAATAGAACCGTTACCAGCATCGTGAGGCATATAGTGATTACCATAAACATAAGGTTTAGATTGAAGCCATTTAACATAATGCGCCATGCCTTCTCCTTGATTTTCATAGCAATCTATTATCCGAAGCTCGCCCCCTATTTCCTGCCATAGCACCAAGCTGGTGCTATCTCCAAAACCAATATCAAATGCAGAATGAACTGGGCTTCTAGGCTCATATTTTACATTACAAATTCTACCCTCCACCCTAGCTTTCTCAATGGCTCGACCATAGTACGACCCTTCTACCCCTTTATCAAACGAAACATAAAATTCTTGTTCGATAAGTTCATCGCTCATTCCTTCTTTGCGTTCTATCTCAATATCTTCCTTAGTTAAAAATCCAGTATCATCAATAGAACATTTGCTTACATACCAATCTGAAAGGTTTTTTACATTATTATATAAATCATAAAAATGATTTTTGCCTCTTGGAGTGCTAATAAATATTGCCACTCCACCATTAGCCCTCAAAATAGGTCTGATATAATCCCATGCTTGAGGGTTTTGCATAGCATATTCAGAAAAAACCACAATCTTTGGGTTTGTTCCCATGATACTGTCAATGTTATCGCTACCCACCATTTGAAACATAGAACCATTAATTAGCTTAATTTTCATTTCCTGCTGGTGCTTTGATTCAATAATCTCTTTCGGGATATATTCTAAAAATGGCCTGCCATCGCTATCTTTGGAATCCCAAATAGCTTTCTTGGCTTGACTGTAAGTAGGGAAGATATAATAACAAATAGATGGAGTCGTCATTAATTTCTTAATAACCCAGTTAAAAGTAGTGAGATCTTTTCCAGACCTCCGATGCCAAACAAGAAGAGCCCTCCTTATACCACTGTCCATAGCTTTAAGGAAATTTATCTGGTAATCTCTAGGATTAAAGTTATGAGGTAGCGTTATTTCGTTCACACTTTTCCTTTCTTAAGTTACCTATCACACAGTTCTTTCTGCTATTCTCTGATATAGTAATCCAGTGACAATTTATAGGCTCATAATTTTTATTATTATCAATTCTATCTATTGATAATCCTTTTACCCATCCATTTTCGATAGACCAATCATAAAATATCTGTAAAGAACCTTTCCATTCATTGCAAACGCAAATACCTCTTCCACCATAATTTTTATAAAATTTATTATTTTCGTTATAACATCTATGCAACATGGATTTCCATATTGATCTGAGGGGATGTTTTGTCAAGCCATGAGTTTTCAATCCAATGTTATTTTCTTTCATTCTTTTGGAATTGATTTCCAAATTTAGACATCCACAACTTGATATTTTTTTGCCTCTCAAATGCCTGGCATCAACAATATTTTCTTTCCCACAGATGCATTTACAACGCCAATGAGTACATCTAAGCTTTTTAAATATTCTTTCAATTACAGTTAAACGGCCAAAAACCCATTCAGTCATATCAATGAATCTAGCTGCTGCATTTTTTCTATTTCTTTCAATAATTTTATCACTAGAAACCATTTTATACCTAGTTTTAGACCAAGTATACCACAGCTATATTGAACAATCAAGATTTGTGTTTTGAATAATCTGTAAGTTGAATTGTGATGTTTTGTTTTTCTTTTTCTGTTTCTTTATTTAAAGCAGATTGTATCTTTGCCATTTCTAACTTTTCTTCTTTTAAGAAGTAGTCATAAACAGTTGCGTTTAGATCGTAGGCCTTAACGTGAAGGTGTTCTTGATTAAGCCATTCTTCTCTTCTAAAGCCTAAAAAAGTCTTAGCAGACTCATACGCTTGCCGAAATTCTGAATCTTGAAGCGCCCATTGAGAAAGTTTTGAAGGAGGAATAATTGGTTCATAATAGGCACAGAACTTGTTTAGATTAATACTATCTTCTTTTCTAGCCCATTCTATGAGATCTAAACCAATTTTTTCTCTATCATGAACCCTTGGTCTTCCTACGGGTCTAATCTCGGCTTTTTTAGCCATTCTAACCAGCCACTTTTGCGATTATGTTTGTTTCGTTAACAATTGTATATGTTTCGCCTTCATATTTAATCTCTGAGGTAGAGAAGGAGGCAATAAGAATAACATCGCCAATGTTAACTTTCTTAACATCATCCCCTATAGCTATTACTTGGAAGGTTTGTGGTGCTTCATCTTTAGTGATGATAAGAGAAGCTTTTTTTTCGGCAATGATAGACTTAATGATGATACGTTTGTCTAATGGTTGTAGCATGTGATCCTTTTACATAAATATTAGTTAAATATTATATATATATAAAATGTTATTTTCAATCAAGAGGAGGATTTGGAAGAGGCATCCAGTGGGTTACTTTTCCTCTTTGCGCCCATGATATTTCTGTTTCCCATCCATCATCAGTATAAAACTTACTTCCATCAGATTCAATATAATAGCTAACATTATCTCTTTCAAAATCACCGACAGTAATATGAAAATCCTCTGAATGATAAACTAAAACATTTTGATCGTTTTCAGGCAGTCTATCAGAGCATTTGATCCATTCTGACTTCATTTATACCTCACAATTTTTCTACAATTTTCACAAATCCAACATGAGAATTTTTCTATAATATTTTTATTGCAGCATTTTGATTTCATTTATCCTCCCCAAATATTTCATCGTATTCAGGTGTTTTTAAGACAATTTCCCATCCCCATTCCTTAATAAGCTTAAGCTGACGCCTAGTTAGAGAAGGTCTTCCAACAATTTCAGTTAAAAACTTAGCGTCATTATTTAAAGGATAAAAGCGTTCCATTCCATAAGCGACTTTTCTAACAATTTCTATTTTCATAAACACCTATAATTCTTTATTAAGGACTATATACCACTTGTAATTAAATTCTCAACACAATAATATTTTACTTTTTTTGAGGAAACATGCTAATACAATTAGAATTATTTGATGACAGATCGGAAGTAGATGTTTTGCAGGATCAAGTTAACGAATTGCGAAAGTCTCAAGACAAGGTACGTAAGAGTTTGTTTGCACGTCATGGTGAATTGGCAAAACATTATTTAGAATTAAATGAGCGTTTTGAGATATTAGAGAAAATTATTTGCAAAGGGAAATATGATTTTAAATAATGGATCTTAGCTCACTGGTAGAGCATTTGCGTTAGGTTATTACTAGTTTCATGGCGTAAAGGTAGAGGGTTCGATTCCCTCAGATCCAAACATATTAAATATTATTAGAGACTTTGCCTATGCTCTGCCCTTGTTGCTTCAAATATGAACTCAAGCTTTTCAATGGTAAATATGTAAAAAGATGCCGATTTTGTACGCAAAAGTTACAAAATGAAAAAGCTAATGAGAAACGCTTGAAGCAAAAGCAAGAGTTAGATAGGCAGAGATTAGTTATCAAGAATTGCGAACGATGTGGCAAAGAATACCAGACTTTAATCCAAAACCAGAAGTTTTGTTTCGATCCATGTACAACAAACAAAAGATCTATTGCCGAGAGCAATGGACTTTGGGATAAGCCAAAGAAGCCGGCTAAGAAACAATATTACCATTTTTAGAAATCAATAATAATTTTCACACCATAAACTTTTGATTTTACTTGATCGTAGTTGATGGTAATAAGTTCATTATCGTCCGCTCTTCCCGCTCTATGCTCCCCTGTTATTTCCGCACAAACTTGATCGCAAATAAATTTTTGAGATATTGGTAAATTATCATGCTTATCTAAGAATTTCGGAGCGTAGCGGATGAAGGTAACACTGCAAGGAAGTGTGATAAGTTGCTTGATGGTGATCATTTCAAAAAAGACAAGTTTCTTTTGGAGCTTGTGACGCTTATGCTTCTTTTGCCAAGGCTCAAAACAATTTGCTTCTGAGACGGTGCGAATAGGAAGCGTCATTACAACGCTCCTATCCGTGATTTTAGTTCCGAATTCCAAAAACTCACACATCTTCGTTTTAACAGCCTTATAGTTTATAAACGTATTCTGATTACTTTTTAACCAGTTACGTTTACCATCGGTCTGTAATTGCGAAATTTCGGCATTCGGGATCATGTATCGATCCTCAAAACGGTAATTGCTCGTCCGCGGCGACCTCTTTTGGCTGAGCCATCCCATGAGGGTAATGAATTTGCCCTTGAGGCTGTTGCGTTTGATGTGTTTGATTAGCCGAAGGTGTTTCCCATAGACGGTTATCAAGAAAGTTTTTTATTTGTTTTTCTCGGTTTCTGCTATCCCATGTGAATTTATCATCATATTTTTTTGATCCATATTTAGTAATTCCTAGAGTGGCAACGTCCCAAAAAGACTGACCATCTTTCCCAGACTTTCTAAAATATGGCATATAAAAAAACTCAGTAGTTTTCTCATCTTGGATAGTGAATTTAAATGTAACAATTTCTTTAATATATTGATCTTCACCGCAGATTTCATGGTTTTCAAATTCGAATTTTATCATTTTACATTCCTAAGTTATTTAAAGTTAAAATTTAATATTGTTTTTGTTCTTAGTCAAGTTTATTGTATTTTATCCTTTAAGTTATTTATTATCAATGGTTTCTTATGTTTTTAGACCAAATAAAATTATGATTTGTTAATTTTAAATCAAATAAAATTTCATTAGGATCTTTTAAAAATCCAAAAAAAGCGGAAAGAGTGTTTTTTAAAGCTTGGGTTTGATTTTCATCACATGAAGCACAGTAAAATTCAAATTCCACATTTAAAAAAGAAAACTTGTCTTTAAAGTAAAATATTAATTCATGATCGCTGCAATAGATGTATTCAATATTTTCAATGTTTATTGAATATGTTTCGTTTTTTATAAACTTCATGTTTTAGACTCCTTATATTGTTTTTCTAGCATTATTAATTGATCTACAAATGATTGTGGGTTGATATTTAAGAATATTTCCTTTCGTATCCCTCGTATGATGCAAGTGACATATTTCTTTTCAATTAACCAATCCATTTCAGGGTATCGATCTTTAAAACCGTCCATAAATTCAACGTTTTCCCGAGAAAAATCAGAATCAACAGGAGTATCATTCTTAAGAAAGCTGTTCATGAGAGCACCAACACTTTTGGTGCCATCTTTCTTTGGTTTTGCTTTTACAGCTGCTTTGTGAACGTCTTTTAAACGTTTAAATGAATAGTTTTTAGCCCAAAAGCAGAGTGTAGATTCAGCACTGTCAATCTTTTGAGAAGTTAACCATTGGTAAATTATCAATTGTTCATCTTTGAGTTTAAATCTATGCGAAGCATCAACACCGTCGTTTCCATTTTTTGAAAAAGGCAACGTCTGGACATTGTCTTCTAAAACACTGTCTTTAGTGTAAGATCTTGTAAGATCTTGTTGACCGTCCCAGACTTTTTGTTTAAAACTATTTCTTTGCGTCCCAGACATATGATTATCTTCATTATCAATTGTTGTTTCAGTACTATCTTCAGGTTGTTTTTCATCATTTTCTGAGCGTCCCACTTGCGAAGTGGTTGAGCGTCCCACCAGCGTCCCACTTTTTTGTTTTAGCGTTTCATCTGTTTGTTTTATAAGTTTGTAAGTATCTGGGTGTGTGATAGATATAAGTGTTTTTGAGCGTCCCACAACCCCTAAAATTTCCACCTTTAAAAACCCTTTTTCAACAAAATCTTTTACAAATCTTTCACAAGCAGATCTACTTAATTGATCCTCTAAAACTTTGACTGTTTCATTAAAATCTTCAGTTAATTTTGAATAAGTCCAAACATATTGACCATATGTTAAATTTATTCCTTGGTATGAATGAAGTTCAACTGCAACACATCTAGAAACTAAAAATAGAAATAAAGCCCGCCTTTTTAGAGATAGTGCAAGCCATAAAGGATCTTCTTCTAAAGAAATAGGAATAGCGCGATAAGGGATTTTAGACATAGCACCTCGCAAAAATATTGAAATTAATTGCGCTGACTGCTACTATGGAATTAATCACAAGTCCATGATAGCTTTCAGCTTTAAATCGCTGCCTTGACTCCCCAGTCGAGGCAGCACCGCAGTTTATAACATACGTTTCCCATTCAAAGCCATCATTTTTCACACCAGCAAAACTTATTAATTTCCTCGTCAAAACAGCATTTTGAGAAGTTTGGAAGTATCTCAAGTTTGTCATTTTCGATCTCAGTTGAAACAAGATATCCCTTTGATTCAAGGAAGATAAGAGGCTGGCTAATTGCTGCATCAGGCGCATATTTTTCATCGTAGGTTAATTGTTTGCAGTATCTATGGTAAGCGCAAGCTAAGTTGATCAAAGCTATGCAAGGGTAGCCATATTGAGCGATCGTTAGCGAGCATGTATCGCATAGCAATGAGGGGTTAGTAGTCTTTTTCATTGCTACCGTAAATGTAGACTAAGAAGCTGTCAGCTGGAGCATTTTCAACGCATAAGAAGCCGAACATATCCAAAGTGGTAATAGCATTTCGGAAGACAGTAGGAGTAACCTGTAACTTTTTACGGACATTTTCTTTTTTGATTGAAAAGAAACCGTTTTCGTTTTGCTCTTTCCAGAGATAAAGATAGATTAAAGCCTCTTTAGGAGCAGCTTTAATGACTTTTATAAATAAATTATAAGGAGGGAAATTTTGATAATCGTTCATTTTTCTCAATATTTAATTGCTTTTTATTGAGAAAAAAGATAGATTCAGCGCGAAAATATTCTATTTTTTCAATAAGTGTAAAATTTGTTGTTAAATAATATGTTTTTTCTGGCCTTTTTCTGGCCTTAATACATAATTTCTATTTCTGGGGGCAGGTGATTGGCGTCGTTTGCCCCAGTTTCATAATATTTTCAAAATATTTTAGCAAGATAGATTTCATAAAATTTCTTATTTAATATAAATCTCCATAATGTCATGTTGCTGTTGATGAGGTGAAACATGAAAAAAGTATGGCAAGAGATAATTGAGGGTATGCAACGGGATCCTGAATTTCGTGTTTTGATCTTTACTGTTTCGATGTTAGTTGTCTTTTTGATCTATACTACTTTCTTTGTTTTCTTTAATATCTAACCAGTCGTAAACCGTTACCAAACCTTTTGTTTTCTTTTCTATTTCGACAGCTGTTTTAAGGTGAGGGATTCGTCCTTTTTTTAAGATTTGGTGTAATGTTGTTGTACTACATCCTATCTTTTTAGCAAAAACATGATGTTTTATACCTCTGAAATCCAAATACTCACATAGTTTATTCATGCTCTACCTATTTTTATTTTATTTCTTTTCCTTGCTTTTTATTTCCGAATACGGAATAATATGTAGCATAAGAGAAATTCCTCTTTAAACGCAAGGAAATAGAAATGAACGCCATGTCATAAGTTATAAGATTACTAGAAGAAGCAACAAAGATACTTGATCAACAAGCAAATGATCCCAAAAATTATAATTCAATTTATGTCAATGATTTTGAGTTAAAGAGTTGGGAAATATTCACAATAAAAAATGATTTGAAATACATTTCAACAAGATATGGGGTAGTATAATGGATTATGAACATGAAAATTTAGATATTTGTTCTCAAGATTATGAATCAGAATATCAAGCAGATGATCTTAATGAATGCCCATATTGTACCAATGGGTGCAGTGATTGTTTACTATAAGAAATAACCAAACGAGGAATATCATGGACTTAGAATTTTTTACATTGATGACAACTTTATTAGACGAAAGACAGTGTTAGAGTCACTGCCTTTCAGGAGGATGCCATGAAAAAACGACGACGAAATTTTAAACAAGAACCTTAACAACGCCAATATTGAAAAAATAGAAATATATATCAAGGAAAATTATGACAATTACAGAAAATTTACCACAAATGCAAAATAATAGTTTAATTCCTTCTCAAGAAGAGTTTCAAATGCTTCAAGTTATTGCGAGAAATGCACAAGATAGCGGACTTTATTCTAGCGTAGGCAATCAACAAGCTAAAATATTCATGGTACTACTTGCAGCTCGTGAACTTGGTGTATCCCCTATGTTAGCCCTTAACGGAGGGATTTGGAATATCCAAGGAAAGATTGAAATATCAGCCAGATTAATGAATGGTCTTATCCGACGTGCAGGACATAGTATTAAGATTGTTGTTTCTAATGATACTCATTGTACCTTATTAGGGACTCGTAAAGATGGTGATAGTTTTGAGACATCCTTTACCATGGATGATGCAATAAAAGCTGGCTTGGCAGGAGGAAATGTTTGGAAGAAGTATCCCGCAGACATGCTTTATAACCGCTGTATGTCAAGGCTTGCTCGTCGTCTATTTTCAGATGTAATCGGAAATAGTTATGTTGAGGGAGAACTGAGAGAAGCTAAAGACATTGAAAAACTAGAAGCATCTGATTTTGAAGAGATCAAACACAATCCAGAAACTTTAAAGACTTTTACTCTTAATATACATAATTCACAAAAAGATGATACAAATGTGAATCAAGATCTAATTTCATTTGATCAATTAACTGAAATTATGAAAGGTATGGCAAAAATGCCTGAAGATGTTAAAGAAAACTATAAGAAATATATGAAAACTACCTGGAATGTTACGGAATATGAATATCTTCCAGCATCAGCATTTGATCCGACTATGAAAGCCATTGAACGCGTATTAAAGACAAGGGAAAGCAATGAAAAAAATTGATGTGGCAACAAGAATTTATAATCTATCGTTAGAAATAAAGCATTTAGTAGAAAAATACAATATTTATAAACCATCTGTAATAGAAGATTTTCAATATATGATTGAATGTGAATTTGAAGAAACTGAATATGAGGTCGACTAATGCCAATAGTTAACGGATTCGAGCAAGGAAGTGAAGAATGGAAAAATTGGCGTATGGGCAAGATTACTGCTACAGATATGCCAATTATATTAGGTAGCAATCCTTTTAAAAAAATTCATGAGCTATGGGAGGAAAAGCTATCACTCAGATCACCTCCAGAATTGAACTCTTCTATGACGCGTGGACAAGAATTAGAGCCTGAAGCTAGGCAACTAGCCTGCTTTAAAATTGGCATAGAATTTAAACCTTGTATTTATGAGCATGATGCACATTCATGGATGGCTGCGTCTCTTGATGGTATGACAGAATTAGGAAGCTCTATCCTTGAGATAAAATGCCCTAAGGAACGCACTCATGTTGAAGCTATCGACGGCATTATACCTCCTTACTATCTAGACCAAATGCAGCATCAATTATGTTGTACAGGTGCTGATATTTGCTATTATTTCAGTTACCGTCCTGAATATGAAAAACAACCCTACGTGATTTTAGAAATATTTCCTAACGAAGAAAAGTTTGAAGAAATTATTCGAAAAGGAAAAGATTTTTATTTAAAGATGTGTACAATGAGTCCACCTGAAGAATGGAAATTTAAGGAAAGATTATGAAAATTAAATTAATAAATCTATTAGCAATGTTGCTCCTCACTAGCTGCACGGTAAGTATCAACCAAATCCATACTCAAGGTCACGCAATGGACACTCTTGATGAGACTCAGTCGGCTCAACCAACAGTGACACCAACGATAAATATTCCTGTATCTGCTGTTTAGGAATTCCTTCGTTTTTAAGAGCAGGCTCAAGATTCTTTCTCAAGATTTTACGAGCCTTCTTTTTACCGAAATTATCAGCTAAGATCATAGCAAACTCTCGCAATGAAATGCTACCATTGGAAAAAGCTTTTTGAATTTCATTAAAGTTAAACTTTTTCATAATTAACCTTGCATTTCATCCATTTTAAATTGAATATTACCTTGTTTTTTATCCATTTTTTTTATTGTTTAATAAAACACCTTTTTCTATTTCCCAGAAATTATCACATTCATTTTCTTTATATGGAGGATTTGTAAAATAACTTTGCATCATTCCTGGAATAGCTTTATATCGATAGCATTTTTCTTTTTTGGGGCATTCTAGGCCGTGGCACATAGTAATATCAGGCATAAATTAACTCTCTTATAAAATAAAAAACCCATATCGTTTTATCAATATAGATCAATCTAAACAATGAATGTAAAGCTGTTTTACATGCCAACTTTTCTGCCTATTGTTGGATTGTTTTGTATTCTTATCTCAGGATTCGACCAAGTCCAACATTCTCCTGTATCATCTTGAAATACCACCCACATGATATGATGCTCAATTCCTTCGTCTATCAAGAAATGAGCGAAACCTTTACCTTTCGGAGTAATTACAGGGATTACGGGCGAAAGCTAGAGAATCATTAATCCTTCGGTGCTGTGGACTTATGAGCTTCCAATACTTCGATCACTGAATCAATTGCAGCGTCTCTTGCGCTCTCATCTTGGATATCTTTAGCAAAGTGTACCATAAGGTTTTGAACCCATCCCATGACTGACATAAAAGACCCCATGCCTGATAGACTGCTTAGTAATTTATCTAACATGTTATTTTCCTTTTTTCTTTGAAATACCAGCTTCACTCAGAGAAATAGCTAAAGCTTGAGATCTGCTTTTAACTAATGGTCCTTTCTTTGAACCGCTGTGAAGTTTATTTTTTTCAAATTCTCTCATAACTTTGCTAATTTTTTTCTGTTTTTTGTCTTTCATAATCCTCTAAATATTTTATTGTATTTTTCAATATTTCAGTAGAATCCTTGGACATTCCTAAAATTGTATTGCATCTCGAACAAATCCATCCTCGAAATTCATTAGTGAGGTGATCATGATCCCAAACAATACCTTTTATAGTAGGTAATTTTCCGCATATTTCACATTTTTCAGGTCTTGGTCTAGTCGCAGAATTTTCTCTTTTTTCTTTAAGTTTTATTTTTGCTAAATCCCTACAATATTTTCTTCTATAATCTGTTTTTCCATATTGTCTAGCTCTTTCTAAAACTTTTTCTCTATTATAATAATAATATACTTTATTTTTTTTGTTATAACATTCCTTACAACCAGGTCGTATACCTTCTTTATTCTGCGATTGCTTTGGAAACATTTCTATTGAAAATTCTTTTTTGCAATCAATACATATTTTCTTACCATCTTTTATAGGATATAGCGGAGTCCAGGGCATAAAACTTCCTCTTTTTAAGAAGTATTATGCCTGAAACTTTAATTTTCATGCATGACTTTTTTAACTTTATTCTGTTGTTTTTTTGTTTCTTTTGCCATCATCAAACCTTTTCAGGGATTTTTATGAAATTCAAATCTAATCTCGTTGGAATTACTTTAATCTTATTAATACCAATTCTTATTTTTTGGTATTTTATTTTAAATTTTTTTATTACCCTACTCTTGTAGCGCTTATTCTACCATATCCTTTTGGTGGTCCTGATGTATATGCAACTGCTGCGATTAGATAAACTGTTGTTGTTGCTGTAATTACCAACCTCCAAGGTGGTATTACCACAAAACCATCATACGTTCCCACTACACCATTCAATCCAAATATTGAGTTGTCACCTTCAGTTCCTAATGTTGCGCTTGTTGTATTTACAGAGCCTTGAGTTGAAACAATTGTAGCTCCATTGTTATTAATGGAAATTAAACCAGAAACATCCCAAATACCAGCCGTTAAACTTATTGAAGTCAAATTTGTTGGAGTTGTTGACCCAGACATATTTACAGCTGATCCTATCGCAGTAACAGATTTTATTTGTTCTCCAATAAAACCAGCGGAAGGAGCTTGTGTTAATCCCCCCTGCATTAATCCGCCTGTTTGACTAGTAGTATTAATCTTACTTGATGTCCCTTGGAAGATAATACCTACATAAATAAGCGTTCCAGCCCCTGTGATAGCATTCGTGTTATTAGAAGTAACCACAGCGCTATATATAGAAAGCGTTGTGCTTATAGAGATAGCTGACGCTGTACCAGAACCAAAATTACAATAGTTAGCGTTAGAAGCTGTTGAACCGCCATGAATGATGCAAGTAGCGTTTATCGTTCCACACATAATGGTAAAGTGGCTAAGAGCTAAAACACCTGTTGACGAACTTGTAATAGGATTCCCAATAATAGAATAAAAACCAAAAAAACTACCTGCTGAAACTGTGTTAGCCGTAGTTGAGTTCCCTGTATTAGAAAAATTACATTGATTGATAACTAACGATCCTGTTGAACTCATGCTAAATAAAGCGATACCAGTTGTGCCTAGGTTACCTTTGCAATTATAAATATTAATTGCAGATGAAGTATTAGCGGCTGAAAAAGTAATTCCATTATTATTTGAACAATTTAAATAGCAAGTGTTTAAATTTATAATAGATGCTGCAGATCCACTCACAGTCAATAATGCAGCTGAATTTGTTTGAAGGCGAACATTAGAAATTGTGACAGTTCCGGCAGCTGTTAATGTTGAATTTCCTATAATCGTAACATTTGGAGTATCTCCAGAAGTTGTAAGTGCGGTTATATTTACACCCACTTTTAGAGTTAAATCCTCAGTATAAGATCCATCAGTTATAAATACTGTATCACCAGATGATGCAGCTGTAATAGCTGCCTGAATTGTCGTATGTGTTCCTAAGTTTGCAGTAGCATTAACAACCCATTTTACTGTACCTGGCATATTAAGAGTAATTGTTGAACCAGATCCTGTTGTCCAAGGAGAAAACCCTGTTAAAGCACTATTTGTGCCTAATATATTTAAATTCCCACTTGATGGTGTAGCTGTTCCAGAATTTTCTGTTGTAGTAATAGCGACAGTTCCTGTAGCAGAAACAAATCCGTTTGCATCAACAGAAAATTGAGCAGAATTAAAATTTGATAATCCAACTTTAGTAGAATCTGCAGAAGCTAGAGCTTGACTGCGTTGAGCATTTATAGTTAATGTACTTGCTGATCCAGCTGTTTTAAGTGGAGAAGTTCCTGCTACAACTGTTCCACCAATGATATTCCAATTACCAGACGTAGGACTTAACGCACCGCCTGTATCTCCGGTAATTGTTTTACCTACTGTTGTTCCTCCTGTTACAGTCAAACTAATAGAATTTGATCCTGGTGTGATAGTAATAGAATTATCAGAACTTGTTATAGATGCTGCTGCAGGCGCTCCAGCAGTTGATCCAATAATAAATTGTCCATCAGTAGCTAAAGCTGTTAATTGAGGCACTCCTGTAGTTGTTGTCGTAAGAACTGCTCTATTTGCTGTAGCTAATCCAGAAACAACATTTATTGAACTACTATATAAAATTTGACTTACTGTTGTAGTAGAAGGGTATGTAGCTGTTGAAAATACAGGATCAGCAGAAGATCCAGCACTTTGCAAAACTTGACCTGCTGTTGATGTAGGCCCAACTTTAGTAATTGTAGTAGTTCCAGCTCCAACAAGAAGAGCATGATTAGTTAAGCCTGTCAATTGCGTAGTTAAAGTACTCCCACTGCCTGAAGTTGTAATACTACCAGAACCTAAAAGATTCCAATTACCAGCTATAGGACTTAAAGCTCCTCCAGAATCTCCAGTAATTGTTTTACCTACTGATGTACCACCAGCTACTTGTAGACTTAAAGTATTTGCACCTATCGTAAATGTAATGGAACTATCAGAACTGGTTAAAGTAGCAAAAGCGGGATCAGCTGTACTCGCTCCTATTAATACTTGTCCGTTAGTTCCAACTGATAATTTTGTTATAGTTGCAGTTCCAGCACCAACTAATACAGAGTGATCTGTAAGTCCAGTTAGTTGAACGGTTTCAGTATTTGCAGTTCCAGAAACAGTAATACTCCCTGTCCCTAAAATATTAAAATTACCAGCCAATGGACTTTGAGCTCCTCCTGTATTACCTGTAATAGTTTCAATAACTGTACTTCCAGCAGTAACTGAAATTGTAGGATTTCCAGAAACACCATTTCCATTGGTTATTGTTACACCTGTTCCAGCTGTCAGAGTTCTTCCATTAAAAGCAGAAACTCCATCAAATGTGACAAAACCTGCTGTCTGTATATTCAAGGCATTTGCTGGAGTTGGCATGAATTTTCCTTTTTATAAATAGATTCGCATTAATTAACCAACATCTCAATTAACTGTCCAAGTTCCTTCAACTGATAAACTATGCCATTCAGAGTCGGAAATTCTGTAAACTAACGTTATGGTTGAACCTTCTGAATTGCTTGTAACGTTTCCAGCAACTACAGATTGAGTGTTAGATAATTGAATTGTCTGTCCAGCATTAGCCTGAACAGTAACCACACTTGCACTGTCAACATAAATTATTATTGTTGCACCATTTGCAAGACCTACGGATGATGGAAGGTTTGCTGTTATAGTTCCAGTACAGAAATATCCATTTTGTGGAAGAGCATTAAATGTTACCGCCTCATCAGTCCAAACAAAACCGTCATTGATTACAGTAATTACAATTTCATTGGAGGCTCCTATTGATGTTGTAGACCCTACTCCATGTACTTGTATTACATTAGCTGTAGGCACAGCACTGTTTCCATCGTCTAGTAAAAAACTCGTTGGAATATTGGGTGGAATTGGTCCCCCAGAAGTCAATGTTTTAGTAATTTGGCTCAATTTTTACCTATTCTTTCATGTATGTATAAGCAATTGAAAAACTTCCATTAGCTGCACCATTTCCATAAAAACTTGTGCCTTTTGGAAATGTAAATAAATCATCATCTAAAATTAATGCTTCAGCGCCTGCAAATGTTTTCCATTGTGTTTTAGTTGTACCACCATCAAATGAAATAGAAAGCACTACCGCAGTAGTGCTTTGATTATCTAGAATAAGTTTTACAGGTGCATGTAAAAGAGTACCAATCAAAACAGAACTTCCTGTCATAGCTGTAATAAGTTCAGGCGCTGGTAAACTGACTTGATTATTCCAATAATTTGACATAATTATTCCGTTTTAACTTCAGGTTGTGTTTCTTGTGGAGATTCTGAATTTTGAATCGCTTTAGCTTGTTCCTTTCTTCCTAATATAAATGCATTTATCTGACTATTTGCATCTAAAAGATCATCTAGAGGGGAATCTGGCAAACAAGAAAATTCATAATCTCTACCTTTTACTTCTACATGTAAAATTGATTTAATTTTTAGCATAGTTCCAATCCTTTTAAAATTTAGGTTAATGATAATATTTTTTACCACTAACCTAAATTATTTACTAGATTTCTCTAGGCTTAATTCATCACCCAGCCGATTACTTGTATGTTTGCTGTTGTTGTTGTTGCGCCTACTCCATTTGTAAAGGTCAAAGCTACAGTACCAGCACCAGGAACCACGCTCTTTAATGATACAGCAGAGCCTGTTGTTGCTCCTGACCATGAAAGCATGATATCTGTATTTGCACCTGTTATAATGGTATTTGTAATTGTTAAAGTTTGATCGGCATTTGCTGCGATGCTAACACCACTAAATTCAACTTTAAAGTGTCTATTAGAAGCTGTTCGTGGACTTGCCCCCGCTGCTGTATCTGTTGGTGTGACAAGAATACCTCCAGCAAGAGAAGCAATATCAGGAATTGCAACACCACTTGATGTTACACTTAAACCTCTTCCTGTTCCTGCTGAAGTATTAATTGTTAAACCTACAGCTGTACCAGATGCTAAAGTATTCACTTGTGGAGCATTAACAACTAAAGAAGAAGTTACTTGACCAATAGTGATTACATGAGCTGCAATACCTGTACCAAGATTTATAGCACCGGCTCTAGTAGCACCAGATGCCAAAATATTAACTGTTTGAGTACCAGCTGTGCCAGCTCCATTCATAATATTTAAAGTATTATTAGCTCCAGGAGTTGCACCATTAAGAATATTAACAACATTTGCAACTGTATTTGAAGCTGCATTATTAATAGCTACTGTTTGTCCAGCTGTTGAAAGACCAATAGAAATTAATCCTGTTCCTAACACTGTACCTAATGTATAAGTTGAAGTTACTGCACCATTAACAAGGAAATTATTTGTTCCTACTGATAAAGTCATTCCTGTTGTTGATGTGATGTTACCGATAGCGATTGTAGTAGCTGCTAGACCTGTAGCTAAAGATAAACTTTGAGTCGTTCCTGTTGAATTTCCTGTTAATACATTCACTGCATAAGTTCCAGCAGTCCCAATACCTGTCATTAAATTAAATGTTTGAGAAGCTCCAGGAGTTGCACCAGCTAAAACGTTAACAACATTAGTTCCAGCAATAGTTGCTGCACTAGAAATATTTACAATCTGTCCAGCAGTCGAAGCTCCTAATGTAATAGCTCCAGTTTGTGTAGCCGAACCAATAGCCATTGTTGCGCCAGCTGTTGCTGTCGATAATGTGAAATTACCTGCTGAACCAACAATAATACCAATAGCACCTGCTGAAGCTCCACCAATTGTAGTAGCTGCACCACCTGAATTATTAATTAATGTTGTCCCAACTACTGTAAGACCAGCAACTGTAAGAGTACCACTTGCTATAGTTGCTCCACCATTAAAGGTAGCTAAACCTGTGAATGTAGAAGTTGAGGAAACAGCAAGAGTTGTCAAAGAAGATAGACCAGAAACACCTAATGTGCCTGTTATAACTGTATTTCCACTATTGACAACACCAAGAGTAGATGTCCCTGTTACGCCAAGAGTTGTAGAAAACGCACCAGATGTTGCACTTAATGCTGCTATTGTCGAAGCTCCTGTAACATTTAAAGTAGTAGAAAATGCGCCAGATGTTGCACTTAATGCTGCTATTGTCGAAGCTCCTGTTACTGCAAGAGTTGTACTAAAAGTTCCCGATGTAGCGCTCAAAGCGGCTAGAGTTGTTGCACCTGTAACGCCTAAAGTTGTTCCAACTGTCACTGCTCCGGCAGCAGCTAAAAGTCCTGATGCTGCAAGTGTTGTAAAAGCTCCAGAACCTGCAGAACCATTACCAATTGGAAGAGAAGCAGCATTAGATAAGGCAGACGCAAGAGAAGCTGGGTTGATTGCATGATTATCAGTTAAGAGTCCTGCTTGAGCTTGTGCATTTGTTGCTAGGAAAACATAACCTTGTTGAGCTGTTGTAGCAGGAACTCCAGCACCTACAACGACAGCAGCAAGAGCGGTAGCTACATCGTTTGCTGAAGAAACATAATCAGCACTTGGAGCACCTCCAGATTCTGTTTGTGATAATGTAGCTAAATAAACAATACCAGGAGAAGTTGTAGTAGCTAATCCATTACCTCCAGAAATCCATTGAGGAACACCTGAAACATATCCAACTAATTCGAATGAGGTTAATGCTGTTTTGTTAACCCATTGATATCCGATTTCATACTTATCTTGCGCTGTGGGATCTCTAGTCGCTATAATAGTAGGAAATAGTGAACCGCCTTGAGGAGAATCTCCATACATAAATGGACTTGGTACAAATGGACTTGTCATATAAAACCTCTTGTTATGTTGAGATCAACTTGACAGAATGTAATTAAAATTTAAAACATCTAGATTACACAAGGTTCATCATTATGATACACTCTGAATTCTTGACTATTAAGGAAACTGCTGTCATATTTTCCGTTCATCCTATTACAATTCGAAGAGCTATTAAAAAAAAGTTTTTAATAGCTATTAGGATAGGAAATGGTGCAAGAAGTCCATACAGAATATCTAGAAAGTCAATTGAAGCTATACACGAATCAATCATAAAAGACTTGGCAAGCAAAGCAGGGAAATAAAATGGAAATCATAAATTTTGTTGAGAAGTTAAATTGGCAAACCATTATAGCTATGTTTGCAGTAGTTTGGTATTTTACTCATGATTTAAAAATAGCTATGGAAAAACAATCGGCCCGAACAGATCGTCTTTACGAAATGTTTGTAGATTTGCTAAAGGAAAGAAAATAATCACTTCTTCTTAGACTTTTTCTTTCCATGAGCTTGCAAGAATCTTAAAAGTGTTGCAAGTTCATCTTTTTCTTTTTTAGGTTTCATTTCTTTTTCTTCTTTTTAGAATTGATAGCAGGCTCATAGGCTGAATAAATTGGCTCATGAGTCTCTTCATACTCATTACCCTTTCCTCCGCGTTCTGATTGCAGTTTGCGAATTAATTTAGATAATGCTGCACCAATAGGAGATTTACTACCAGCTTTCCATGCCCCAATAAAATTAGAACCTGATGTTTTACGAGTTGATAAAATATCCGTTAATAAAGCCGCATCTTCTGGTGATATGTTGCCATATTTATAAAGCTTTCCAGTATGTGGTAAGAAAGTAAGCGAATTATCTGTTGGATTATATCCAGCCCATTGAACCATGCGTGAAACGTCTTCGCCAGTTTCTTTTTCAATACCACTGATAAGATCATCATAAAGCTCAGATAATTCTTTCTCTGGTAATGGAGAAGCTTCTAAATCTTCTTCATTTACCTTATGAAGTTTTCCGTTTACCTCAACTAATCCTTTACCATTCCGTAGCTCTTTTAACTCACCTATCCCATTTGGAGAGCTTACAACGCTATTCTTTTCGATCTTAGGAGATTCAATAGGCTTCTCAATTTCTTCAGTCTTGACTTCTTCTTGAGGCAATTTTGCATATTCTTCAATATTTTTCAAAAGCTCAGGATCAATCTTAGCACCTAGCTTTCCTTTCTTATTCATATTGGTAGAAACAAGCGCAGCAATACCTTCAGGGGATGTTCCACGTTTTAAGTGATCTTTCACGACATCTAAAACGCCTACTTTTTCAAGATATTCTTTAGGATTAGAAATTACTTCAGGTTGTGGTATTTCGTTTGCTTGTGATATATTTCCTAATTCGGAACTAATAAGAGGTTGAGATGGTTGTTGCTGTTGCATTTGCGGTAGGGATTGGCCTATCACGTTTGGTATCGTGGATTCTAGGGTTGTAGGCAATGCGCGTTTCAAAGCTGAAGCAGCCATCGGAGCTGCTAAACTGGTCGCAGCAAGAGCACCAGCCTTTAAAGAATTCTTATCAATCTCTTCACGCCTACCGATATCTCTTTGACGAGTTTGTTGAAACTCGGTTGCCGGTTCTGTGCGTTGTTGTGTCTGCAATTGGTCTTTATTACCTGACAGAAATTTTAATACCTGGTCTACGGTAAAACCACCAGATAAAGCACTCTTTATTTTATCAGAATGCTCAGGGAATTTTTTTAGGATAAAATCAATTACTTGCTTACTTGAAAAACCTCTAGATAATGCTGAAGCTATTTGAGGAATCATTAACGACCTATAAAGTTTAATCCATGCAAAATTTTATCAAGGAAACGCAAAGGAGGTGTATCTAGAATTCCTATTTGTTTTCTTTGATCATCTGTCAATTCGAAACCTTCAGATTCTAATTCATTAATAGCATCTCTAAATACTCTATGATCATAATTTTTATCTTCAAACACTTTTCTAGCTAATGGAAGACTGAAATTAGGATTAGCTTCTTTTAATTCTCTAAGACCTGATTTTACTTCTTCTCTATGTTTTGGAGAATATTGCTTTGGCATGGTTATAGATGTTACTCTGCCTCCAGTTGCATCTTCAGGTCTTTGAAATCCCGATGCCTTTGGAACCTTGTTTAAGGTAATTAATTCCCTTTCACTCAATGGATTCACAATAGCATCCGTTTCTTCAGGATAATAGCCTAATTCAGAAACTAAATTTCTTGCTGTATCGTAAAGTCCCATATCTAAGAGAGGTTTAAGTTTAATTCTTAAATCAGCTGAAGCCTGTTCTAAATTCTTATAAGTTCCTTCCTGCTTTCTTTTGAAGGAGTTTTGAGTTCTAGGAGCTGAAAGATCTGTTTTTATAGTTGAAATCTGATCGCTGAAATTTTTAGCTTTTACAGCTAAAGAACGATCAATTTCAGCTTCGCTTTTACCCTTTTTAGCTTCTTCTTCTCCAAATTTCTTAAAAACAGCTTCAATTTCTGGAGTAGCATTGGGATAAACTTTTTTTAATTCTTGTACAGCCTTATCTCCATAATTCTTTTGAGCTATCACTTGCTGCTTTAATTCATCATCTACAGCTTTATTATGAACTTTCTTGTCTTCTTCTAGAGAATTTATTTCTGCCATTGCTTCAGAAAGAGTTGTAGGAATTCCAGCCGCTTTTCTTTCTGCTTGTAAATTTTTTGCAGCAGATGGTTTTTCATTTGGAGCTAATAAAGGTAACTTTTGTCCTGTTGTAGCTTCTTGAGGAATATGCCCAGGTCCACCAGCAGGACCTTGATTTGTAGGAAAAAATCTATTTTCTCCAAATTGACGATCTGGCAATTGTTGCCTTTGCGCCATTGGTTCAATATCTCCCCTATTTCTTTGATTATCTATTTCACCAGGCAAAGGTGTTTTAGGACCTCTATTGGCCTCAACGTTTCTTAAAAGCTCTGGCAATACTTGTGCCATATATCTTTCGCTTCCTGGAATACCTGCACCAGCTTGTAAAGTAGAAAGGATAATATCCAAATTAGAAGCGTTAGGATTATTAGCTACATCTTTAATTCCAGATAAACTTCTTTGAAGAGCCTCTCTATTAGATCTCTGAGATGCAGCTTGTGGTAAAGTTTCTGATAATCCTCTACCTATAGAATTGCTAATAGCTTCCCAAGGTGAACGCTCTGTAGGTAAAATAGAAACCATTACGCACCGCCATTAGCATAATTCTGATTATTGTTATTATTCATACCGCCCTGTCCACCCCAATAAGACGCTGCACCTTGCGCAAATGGTGCTGCTAGTCCACCAAAAATACCCTGAGAAGGTCCTTGATAAGTATTCTGTGTAGGTTGTAAAGCCTGCTGTAGTAATTGCATGAAATTATTGTTTTGGGCTTGTCCATAACCTAAAGCTTGGTTAGTCCCTTGTTGCTGCATTCCTGTTCGATTCGCGGAAAGACGTTCAGCTAGATTAGATGATTCTCTCCCTAGGGCATTTCTAAAGGCTGTACTTCCCAATGATCCGCCAGTTCCTTGAGAGGCAAAACGGCTTGCAACTCCTGGTAAAATTTCTTCATTAAATTGGCGTAAAGAAGGGGCTTCAATATTATTGAAAAAATCAGGGTCATTAAAAAGATCATTCAAAAACCCTTGTCCCTGTTGAAAATTTTGTTGCTGACTAATATCTTGAGATCCTTTTCCTCTCATTCCCTTAATATCATTAAGGATTTGATCTATACCTTGCAATTGATTTTTATTATATGTAGATCCTTGTCCCCCTTTTTCCCCTGTAAGTCCTCCAGAGATAGATGAAACAGCCGAAATTAATGCCATGATAGTACCAGGATCCATTTTATACCTCATATTTTTTTCTTTACTGTACCATTAAATCCTATTATCTGTTAAGATATTTACCAACATGCCTAGGATCGCTTCCGAAAAACTGCTTCTGACAGTTTGGCATGTCATTTCATTCAGAAAAACTACAGAGGTTTTATGGAATTCAATTGCGCTCATTGCAAAAAACATTTTTCTCGTGATTTTCAAAAGAAAAATCAAATAAATAACTTTTGTTCTAAAGATTGTTATACAAAATTTAAAAACCAAGAAGTTACATGTGAATATTGCAATAAAAAATTTACTATTTGGAAATCAAAATCGGATCGTAGAACATGTTCTAAGAAATGTTATTACAATTTAAGGTTTGGTGAAAAACTAGAATTTTGCTCAATATGTTTAATAAAAAAAACATGTCATTACAGACAACATTGTATTCAATGTTATAGAGATAAATTTTATTCTATACCTGAAAATAAACAATATAGGAATTTAAAGGATAGAAATAATTATCGAAATGAAAAGGGAATTCCTTTAGATTTACCTCCTTTGAAAGCTCCAGCAGGGGCTGGATATATTCACGCAGGATATAAAAAAATATCTGTAAATGGAAAGGGAACTCCTGAACATCGTTATGTTATGAGTGAACATTTAAATCGTCCATTAACTAAATATGAGCAAGTTCATCACATGAATGGAGATAAATTAGACAACCGAATAGAAAACCTAGAATTATGGAATACAAGCCAACCTCCTGGACAGAGAGTAGAAGACAAGATTTCATTCTATAAAGAATTTTTAGAACAGTATGGATACAAGGTAATCAAAGAATGAAAAAACATCAACATGCCATAATCGTCTGTACTGCAAACTTAATAATAATGTTTGCGATTGCATATTTGTATTTTTTTCATATGCATCATTGACCATCGGGAATAAAATCCAAAAAAATGAAACCACTATACCCAGTCCCAAGTCCCACGGTAGTTATAGTGATATTTAAATCAGTCATTGTAAAAGTTATTTTCGACGAGCCTTCATTATAAAAACTAAAAAAATCACCATCGCCTGCATTTAATGCCGTAGGGGGCTTACTAGCACTTCCCCATACTTGATATATTACCCATTGTGGATTAATGTTGGGAGGCATTGGCAAAACTAAAACGCCTCCTGCTGGATAGTCAACCACTCTAGCCATATATTGAGATCCATTACGAACTTTGCGCGTAGTATCAAATATTAATTTACGACCATTTTGACTCGATACATTTTGAGTCATACATCCTATAATTTTATCATTCACCACATCTGAAACTTCACTAAACGTTTTTCCTAAAAAATCAGCCCAACGGTCATTTTCTTCAGGTAAATTATAAGTAGATGGAAGAAAAGGCGTAAAAAGTTCGGATGGATTAGTTGGAATCGTCATACTAGGCGTCCACCTTGTCTCAAACTTACGTTAAGTGCAACTATTTCAACATCAGAGTTTGCTACTTCAGGAACAGCCATTTGCCTATCGTTCATTGCCAAATTAAATTGAATAGTCTGTGCAAACGCATCTGCATATAGTCTATAGATAGTCTCAACACCATTGCCAAATTGGTATGGGTTTAAAGTAGTTTTTACGATATTACTACGAGGATTATCGCTTAATGGGCTATTTACAATCTGATTAGAAGAATCGCTATAGATATCGCATTGAAATTCCCCGTTTGTTGTTTTGTTAACATAGAAATCGATTTTGCTTAATCTAGCTCTCTGATCATCTTTTAAGAAGTTAAAATATTTAGATTGCACATTAAAATTTGAAACCTTGGAAATATAGCCACCACCAGTATATGTCCCTATTGTTTCAACATTCACGAGCTCTTGAGCAGGGTTTTGAGAAACTACGCGGATATAGACTTCTATTGGAGCTCCTAAAGCAGGCACAAAGAAAAGTGTAATTGCTCCAGTTTTATAATCAATAGAACCAGTACTTAAGCTGCCTGAAGCTATCAAAACACCATTTGCTGCATCATCAGTAAAGTTTAAAGTGCCTACATTGATATTCACAGATCCTGGATAAATCGGAATAAAAGGAGATGCTAAAGTAAAGTTAAATGATGAACCAGAAGCTAGCCCAGCATCATAAGCATTATATTCTTGTAAAGTAAAGGTGTCGGCTGCTAAGGATGGGTTAACCACCTTAAAGCTTCTACCATTAAGAGAAACACCATCATCACTTGTTGTACCAGCTATTCCACTAAGAATAATCCATGAACCATCTGGCAGATTATTATCCTTACTGCTAAATATTGCAGAAACTCCTGGCGCGCCATTAGTAATAGAATCAATTCTTAAAGATGCACCGTTTTGGAAGTTAGCATTTTCTTGAGCATTTCTAGGAATACCATCTAAGTTTAAAACAAATCCTTGTTGATTGCCTGCTAAAATATTTTCATAACCTAATTCAACATCTCCTCCACCCCATGTGATGTCATCATAAGTGCTCCAAGATTGTGTTAAATCTGCCCATGTCATATCATTAAAGGCATAAAAATAACCAAAGCAAGTAAAACAATCATCAAAAGTTGCCCATGCTTGAGTATCATAATTATAAACTAACACCCCATCTGGATAAATACCTGTAGGATTACTGTCATTTGGAATTGTCCAATAATTTAGCTTAGTTCTAAATGTGCGAATACCATTAACCCGTTCCATGCCATTATTTTCTACGCGAATTTCAAATACTTGATCTGGAATAGCATTATCAATTCTTGCAACATCATTAGAATCAGCAATAACTATTCCACGCTCTCCAATAGCCATTAAACCTTTATCAAAGGGAATAGTAGAGAAGGTTGCAGATGCACCAAGTTCAACGTTAATACGCTCCCAAACGAAAGGATTTTGAGCATTATTGACAAATCGAAGACGCCAGCAACTTCTTTCAAAGTAAACAATAAGAATGTCGCGGATAAAAGCAGCTCCAATAATCACTTCTTGAGTAGGCGCATCATTAGCACCACCCCGACCAAATAGATCGTCACGAACCGCCTCTACTTGCACTGTTTGAGGATTAGGGGTACTAGGGACTGGTAAAGAATAATATGGCGTTCCTATCTGTGTCCAACGCGCTCTATTGCCATAATTAAATACGCCAGTTTCATTTCCTTCTGTCGTGTTTAAAAAAACAAGATAACCACGATAAGGAAATATTAATAAAGCGCCAGCAAGAGCATTATTGAGATCAATAGGAGGATTATAATTAGCCCAACCTGTGCCATTAGTAAGAACTCCATAATAACGTATTCCATCCTTCCCAGTTTGTGAAACAGAGCTATTTAATGCCAATCCACCAGTTGAATAAGCTCCATAGAGTGTACCATCTAGACCGACCAATTCAAATGTAGTTGGCGTTACCGCAGCTATAACAAAACTTTGTCCATTAATTTGAGGCGTGGTCGAAGCTATAGGAACAAACCCAGTCACATTGATAATGGTTACAGTTTGACCATTTGTAAATGTATTATTAGCTGTTACGACAGCAGGATTGGTATTACTAATTCCTGTAATAGCTACACCATGCAAACCTGGTTTTGAATTAGTAGCCCAAAAAGCCCCAGCATAGTTGGTAGTGAAAAAGAATTGATAATTAGTGCCGCTCCATTCTGTAGGCATTACTGACACTAAAGGAATAAATTGAGAACTTGTGTTACTATATCTATATGCAAATCTAGTATCAAAAGCTATTGTATCTTGCTCATTAAGCTCGAAAAGTTCACGTGTACGAATACCCATAACAGGTAAAGCATAGACATAAGAAAAGGTTATTACTACATTACCAGCAGCAGGCCCGGGAGCTGTAAAATTTAATGCTAGCGCACCAGTTAAATAGTTTATTGAACCATTCAAGAAAGCGGGAGAATTTGCACCACTCACATAAATAATTGATCCTGGATTATTAGGATCTTCTGCAAGTGTATAATTTGCTCCCCCACTAACAGTAATAGTTGTAAAATTAGGAACAATAGTTACGCCTGATAACGTGAATACTGTAAATAAATCAGCCGTAAAGTTCTGCGCCGATGCTCCCACAATTTCAGCGGCAACAACAAAAGATAATTGACCAAGTTGAGAATAAGGTGTTTTTCTAACCAAACGACCACGCCATTGGTACATATTCACTAAAGATTCCCATGAATCTTTTGGAGTAGCCCATGGCTTAGTATTATTTGTAATACCCTGTTCGATTGTTCCTATTAGGAAATTGCTAGTCATTTTATTGCCTCGCGATGGCTATCCATGTAAATAAATAAGGTTGAGCGGAAACCGATGCGGCTCTTGATACAATAGTGAATTTATTTTCAATGTTTGGAGTTTTAAAAACCGAAACATCATAAGGAACTGCTTGAGGAGAAGCAAAAGTATTAGCATTTGCAATTACACATAAAAGAACAGAAGGAGTAGGAGAAAGTGTAATAGGATTGTCCGCAGGAAGATTAGATGTTTGTCCAAAATATACAATATTTCCTCCTGCTAAAAACGATTGATATTGAGGTCCAGCAGTATTAATTTGATTAAATGTTAATTGCATGGGAATGTTTGGTTTATCAGAAGGCAAAAACTGAAGAATTTTTGCAAACATTTCTTGAGTTGTTCCAGATGTAGCCGTAATAGATTTCCCGTATAAAGAAACCAAATTATCTAGGACGTTAGGATCTGTAATTTCTTGTAAAATAACATTTGTATGTTTGCCTTGATTGCTGTTATTTATTGCTTCATGGTTATTGTCAAATATATTTGCATATTCTGAAAAGTTAGTGCGGATCGATGAAGTAATAACTTTTGGAGAAGGTAAATTTTGGGGAATATTGGGGTTGTAAGTCACACATTACCTATTATCAAATAATATTGAGGATTTAAAACAGGAAGGGTATATGACGCTTTGCTTATATTAACAGAAGTAAATTTACCATTTTGAGATTGAAGACCTTCTACACGAGCCTGTGTTCCAACATTATTAATTGAAGTTGAAGGTGCTATGGCACATAAATTTACAGAAAGAATATTAATACAGATAGCTGGATCTAAAAATATTGGAAAATTATCTGTTGTTGGGAAAACAGTACCAAAATAAACAATTAGACCTCCTGGTAAAAAAGAAAAAAATAACGCTTGCTGATTTGGAATATGCGCAGGATCATATAATTGATAATTAGTTATTTGAAATTCCTTGCCATTGCTAGGATATCTCATGAATAACTGATCTGTTTGGTTTGTAACTTTCTTTGAATAAATAGCAATTTCTTGTGATCCTGTAGATATGCTTTGAGTCTGTTCAACTAATTGTATATTAGTATGATTGCCAGGATTAGTAAGATCATCTAGAGCAACATGATTCTTTATAAAAGCATCATATAGAGTTGTAAAATTATCTAAAAATCCTGTTTGTCCATCTGCAATAAAATTATTTCTTTGAGGAATTTCTGGATTATATTGAGGGGTCGGACTCGTCATATACCAACCGCCATGTAATATATTGTTGGAGCAGGAGTAAAAGAAGAAATGTTTTGATATTTAACTGTAAATTGATTCGTCGAAACAGTGGTTGCAACAGCAACATTATAAGCACTCGTGTTAATATTTGTACTATTTAACACAGTACTTAAACCAACATAAATCAAAGTACTCGAAGGGGTTAATGTTACAATTTGATTGTTTGCACAATTTTGAATAAATCCCATATAAATGGTAAACGGTCCCGCTAAAAAACTGCTTTGCGTTCCTGGAGATGCACCTGTTTGCAAAGTATTTAAATTTGAATTGCTTAACTGAATAGGTGTTTGATTTGTATTTGATCTGAAAAACAGCTGAGGAATTGTTGAAACCAGCTTACTATAAATAGCAGATTGATTTGCCAAAGTTGTAGGATTACCAGATTGCGGTCTTAAAGTAAGAGAATTATGCAATCCTTGGTTTTTGACAGCAGTCAAGGGAACATGATTAATCAACATTGAATTTGAAATAGCTTCGAAATTAGCTAATAATTGCTTTTGAGAGATCGCGGTAAAGTCGCCAACTTGAGGCACATTCGGATTATACGACATAGTTAATTACCTGAATATTCATTGCCAGTGAAGTAACTAGCCACATTTCTAGCCCATCCAGGCGCGCTAAATAATGTTTGTGCCCTTTGGGTAGATAACTGCTTAAGAGTGCGTCTTTGAGCCTCGCAACGCTGTTCATCAAGCGTTTTCATAACCTCAGCCATTCCTTGAGGATCTGGAAAATCTATGTAGATCAATTCGGCTGCTAATGCACAAATTAAGAGATACCATTCGTTTAATTCTGGAGCATCTCCAGCAGCAAATAACTGAGTAGGTTGTTGGCTAATTTGAAATTCTACTTGATAAACTTGCAATGGGCATGGTCTTAAAACAAGTTGTTGATTATAGAATAAGATATCAGTCGGTCTAGATGCTTGGTAAGGGACAACGGCA